AGCCCCGCCGTCCGTTGCCCAGTATTCTGCTGCCAAGGCCATCTGTTATACCACAATCACGTTAGGACTCATCCAGTTAAGCAGAGACAGGGCACCCTACCACATAGGGCATCGGTGCCAGGTGCGCCGTGCGTTTGCGTAACCAGTCCCATCGGTCCTGATCCATCAAAATGTCCTCAGTCTGCTTCTGGATTCGATCCTTGTTCCGACCCAGCAGCCTGCTTTTCGTCCGCTTCAGGTCCACCGGCCCATAACACGACACGATCATGCTCACAAACTCGTCCGTTATGGCTTCCATGTTCGGCCCTAAATCCTCGAACTCCTCGACGATCTTCTTCCGTTTGTCCAGCCACACCGCCAGGACCCATTGCCCTGTCTCTGCCGTCCAGAATGTGAGGATGTCGGAGTCGCGTAGGTGTCGACGAAAAAACTTCGCAGCTTGGGTTTCTACTGCCCAATGAATTTGTGGATTCAAAACCGTGACTGACATTCTGCTCCCTTTGTCTCTGCTCCCTCTAAAAAAGCGGGCCAGCCGATCACACCCGTCATCGACCGGCCCTTGAGGGAGGAGTTTGATTAGTTGTGGCTAGCCAAGTACCTCTGTAATAGTGCCCAGCCGCATAAAGTTGGGCTGCTCAGGCATGCAGTTCCATTGACGCACGAAAGGTGCCTCAAGGAAGTCAGTCGTGGCACCAGAGCCACCATGGGCATGTTTGAAGATGCCCTGATATCCACCGGACCCGCCCAGGGGCGCAATGAATTCGACTTCGGTCCCGAATCGAGAGTCCACCTTGGCTCCCGGAATGGACGGGGGAACATACCGCGTGATGCCGCCATTCTTGAGTTTGCCTGCATAGAACGTTCCGGAATTGCAATACGTGGACGTGTAGATTTCACACGGCCTCGACGCAAACCGATACCGGAACGCCTCCCAGCCAGCGTCTACTTCCAGCGCCTTACCGTTTCGATCATATCGGAATCGACCGGGCTGATCGGCCACGGCTGCGTTGTACGTGTCCAGGTTGTCAATGAACCCGATCAGGACACCCATCGTAGTGATGGCTGTATCCAACTTCTTGCCGGGAAACGACTCATAGAACATGGCGAAGTGCCGGTTCAGAGTGCTCTCAGTGAGGGCGGCATTGATCGCGGAAGGGCGATACGATCGGAATTGCCCAAAGTCCGCGACGGCAATCGTAAAGAACGTCGTGTTCTCCGTTCCATCGGCAATCCATGACTCCAGAGAGTTCGGAGCCACATTCACTGAATCCTTAATGACAACGACATCAAGGTCACCACCCGACCCGGCATACGTAATGCCACCGTTGAGTGTGGTAGTCCTCTGTAGGGTTCCTCCATCTACCCGTCGCAGGGTGATGGTGTTGGAGAGAGGATCAACATTGTCAACGGCAATGTAGAACGAAGAATTCCGCTTAACCGTCCCAGCTGCGTTGTAGAGATCAACTAGCATTCCTTGTCGGAATCGGTGGACACGGCCTGTTGCAAGGGTGCCACTAAGGTCGACCTCAATCGCTGCCGTGTCACCAGATTTATTGGAAACCGTACTAGCCGTAGTCCCCAGACTACCCAGTGCGAACGTAGTAGTGTCTGTCGAATAAAAGACAGCCGCTTCCTGTTGGGCGAGTAGAGTACCGACACCTTTCAGATTCTGCGCAACGACGGAACCAATACTCGCATTGAGGCGGTCCGCCCGCATGATCTGGTGGGGGAGGTAGAAGTTGCCTCGATGCTCAATGAGTTGCAGGGTAGTTTGAATGAACGCCGGAGCCGTGACCTCGTCGACGGCCTGGAAGCTCTGGGGCGTATCGTACATGGTGAAGTTATTCGTCCCAGCCACGATGTTTCCACCGACCGGGCTGGTAAACTTTGCACCACCAGCGACACCGGACACCCACGTCTTGAGGACATTCCAGCCACGCCCAATGCCACGATTTCGTACGACATTCGTACTGGAACGCGCCATCATCGGATAGATGGGGTCCAGTTCCCACAACGACTCAAAAATCGTCGGGACAATTTTCTGCTCTAGGGTAAGTTGAATTCCTTCACTGATACTCGCCATTTGTTATCCCTGCCAAAAACTGAAACTACCCAACTCTTAACCTGTACTCGCTTTATGTATGTTGTGAGCGAGTGCCTCGACAATGTGTTCCTCAAACCCAGGTTCTGTGGAACTCACATGATCCGGCGGTTTCGTCGGGTAGATGGCAGAGCCTTGGCTGCCCGGTGCGGGCCCTAGTCCCAGTTGGGGTGTAGAGCGTTCCGGCGTGCCGATCGCTTGCAAGAGGGTCCGTACTTCTGGAATGATCTCTTGCATGATCTGCTTACCGTCACCGAACTGACCATCAGCGGCGTCCAATCGCCCTCTGATCTTGTCGTCGATCATACTACGAATGGCCTCTTGGCCTTTCTCTTCGTAGTTCATCATATAGTAGCGTAAAACTTCGTCTGTGTCAAGAGATTTCTGAACTATTTTTGAAATTCTTTCCTGTTCCACATGAACAAGTGCAGTCTGAAGATCAGGAGAGATATCTTCAAACCCTACCTGTTTGTTTTCAATGGATGCTTTAATCTGGGCCAACTCGTTTGCCCACTGATCCGCACTGCGTCCACTGCCCCGCCGGGCATCATCCTGATTAAACGCTTGATTCTCGTCACCCGTATTGACCTCCTCCTCACCATACTGCTCGTCAATGAGTCGGATTGAATCTTCCACCTTGTCTCCCGGAATACCCAATGCGGCACCTGCACGACGGAAAGCGTCTGAATCTCCACTTTCAGCTACGAGCTGCATGTCCTCCTGGAACTGAAGGGCCTTCGCCGCTTCCTTGCTCTTCTCCGCAGCTGCTTGAAACGTCGAGTCGGCTGCGAGGCCCTTCTGGGCCGCCGTCACAAGCTGCTCGTAAGACATAGGAACTTGCTGACCATGCACATTTAGGGTAGCACCAGCCCTCTGATGAGCAGGTCCTGATGGTGCCGTAGCCATTCCCGGAGGAACATTAGTAGCGGGAATGTTTGTTACAGGCGTTGGATCACCGGCGTCGTTGGGCATCGGGTAAGCGTGAGAGGGTCCCTCGGTCTGTCCACTAGTTACTTGATCTGGCATTTTCTTTTCTCCATTCTTTCTTTGTTACAACATCATCCTAGGTAGTATATATACGACCTAGGATCTACACCGTTCCTACGCCAGGCGCCATTCCGGGAGGCACACCTGCCCCTGCCATTCCTGGACGCTGCTGTGCGCCCATCGCCATGGCTGCGATATCTTCCGGTGGACCCAGCCCAACCGGGAAGGAGCGACCGCTCAGAATTTCCAGGTCTATTTTCCAATCCTCAAACTTTTTCCGTACTTCCTTTGAGGCGAGAGCAAATTCAATCTTGTTCATAAACTGCTGCACGGCCATCAACTGGATTTGGGGATTCTGCGTATGTTCACCGACAACCAGCGGGCCGGGTTCTTTTCCGTCTCTGAACAGCACGATAATCTGCCAAGTGGCCTTTCTCCAAGTTTCCCAAACCTCCTTGTCGGCGCCGGGAAAATCGAGATTCTCCTCCAGTGCTGCAATCCAGAATCGAGTAGGGTCCACCAACTGCTGGCTATACAACTCCTGTAGCTCTTGCTTACGAATCTCACGGTCGCGTGGCATACGGTCTTTAATGTCAACATTTACTTCCCACGCTTCCGGTAACGGGTTGTCGGACAACTCCATAAGTCCACTGACAGGGTCAATGATGACACCGGCAATTGCATCGTCAATCGTTGCCAATACAATTGTGTCCCCTGGCCCCAGCCGGTCTTTTGCAACCTGAAGCATCCGGGTATACACCCCAGCAAATGCATCAGCGATCCCGTGAGTCGGTAAACCCAGGGCGATGTTCCCCGTATTGAAAAGAAAACCGAGGCCTGCTGCTGAGTCGATACGTCCACTGGTTTCTCCTTGATAAGCCGGACCTTGATTAGCCAGGCGCTGCATTTGACTGAGTGCAATATCTGCAACCTTAGCGGGCATCGTCCCGGAATTGGACGGCGTAAGCGTCATTGGCTGAGCCTGCGGCGCCATCGGATCAGGCGAATACTTCTCGACCTTTGGGCGCGGCCCCGTACGCCACTTCTTCAAGTCAATGCCCATCGCATCCGACACAAACAGTGTCCCAAACATATCCATCTCGGCTATGTTCTTGAACAACGATCGGAACATTTTCTCGCACTGGTCATTGAACGGAATCAACGGTGTTACAAACCCACGCGCAAACATCTTACCAATATCCGTGTGCCGAGCCACGTGCAGTGGACAGACAACCTTGAGATTTTTCTCCTCAAAGTTTTCATCGACCATAACCACATCCCCAACCTTGATGATGTAGCGGGATACAAATTGCTTGGAATCATCGTACAGGTAAACCTCTTCAACCTGCACGTAAGGTCGCCCGAATCGAGTCTTGCGTGATCCTTCCTCTCCCGGATCACTGATCTGTGTGCCCAGAAGGTCTGACCGCTTCATCGAGACGGTAGCACCAGGAGCCATGCCACCACCGCTGAAACTGTACGCATCGTACGATGATTGACCAGGCGGCGTTGATCCCCACGGAATGTCCTGCGCCCGTAACTGCGCGAATGGATCAGCCTTGAGCTTGTAGCGATGTACCGCTGCCATACGCTTGATAAGCCACTGCATGGGAACCCATCTGACTCGTGCGATTCCATACAAATTATCGGTACCATCCACAAAGGCCGGGATACCACGTAACTGACGAGCCGGAACAGTCTCGATAAGATCAGGCATGTCAGGATCGCCCGTCTCATAGTGACTCATCCCAATCGTACCATACTTCAAGAACGGAATCAGAGCAGAGCGCTTCAGTGTATTCAACTGCATCTTTGTGGACAGCGCGCCAAGAGTTGCATTGCCAATGGCGGCCTTCCGCAGCGCATCCAAGGACTCACCCTTCTTTCCGGCAACCGGACTAATATCCATCTTCATGTACCGACCCATCTCGGTCAGGTACTGACGGGTAATCTCCTCAAACCGGAAATCCAGTTCGCCCTTACTATTCTCCCACGCTATGGCCACATTGCCTGACCACCGGTCCATGACACGGAACCGACGAATACCGGCCAAGTACG